ACAGGCCACGCTCCGTCGCGCGTTTGTTGTCGTTGACCGCCGACTTCGTCTTGGTGCTGGCGGTGAACAGGTCGTCCTTGGTCCGCTCGGCCTGCGTGATGGCCTTGCGGGACGTGGCGAGGATGTCGTCGTCCTTGGTCCGCTGGGCCTGCTCGGCCTTGCTGGCCTGCGCGATCTGCGCTTGCAGGTCGGCGCGCATCTGTTCGAGCGTCGTGAGGGCTTCGCCCTGGACGATGGTCAGGAACGGGTTAGACCGGAAGTCCTTGATGCCTTGGTCCACGCCCGCGAGCGACATGCGGAGGGCGTCGATGGGCGGGCTCTGCTCGAGGTAGACCCGCTGCGTGTCGGCGATAGCGGCAGCGTGGGCGGTGCTGGCCTCGTTCTGGGCGAAGTATTGCTCGATGGCCGAGCCGACCGCGACCGCGGCCACGCCGACCGACAGGGCGGTCCCGACCGCACCGAAGCGTCCGCCGCCCTTGCCGCCGACGCCACCGGCACCGCCGAGCCCCCCGGCGGGCCAGTTGGTGACGAACACCGGCTGCGCGAACAGCTTACCGACGCCGGGGATCTTGGACCCCAGGCCGCGCGTCACGGCAGTGGCGATCCCGCCGGCGATGTTGCCGAGTCCCTCGCCGATGAGGCCGCCCGACAGTTTGTTGAGGCCGATGAGCCCCGCCGCCGCGGCCTTGACCTCGGTGGGCAGTTTGTTGATGGCGTCGAACAGCAGCTTGGCGAAGTCCAGCGCGCCCTTCATGACCTCGACGAACTGCTTGGCGCCGTCCAGCACCTCGTCCCAGTTGATCTTGTCGATGGCCTCGCCGATGTCCTCGCCGATCTTGGTCAACGCGGCGCGGGTGTCGTCCTGCTTGAGGAAGGCGGCCAGCTTTTCGGCAGCCCGTTCCAGCGCCGGGGTGAAGCCCTCGCCGATCGTGACGGCGGCGTCGATAATGCCGTTCTTCAGGCGCGCGATTGCGGATTTGACCGTCACGTTCCGCTTGTCGAACTCCTCCTGAGCGGCGGTGGCTTCCTCCCACGCCGTAGCGGATGTCTCCAGCGATGGCGTGAGGTTATCGTCGAGACTCTTCGCGAGGCCGCGGACGAGGGTTTTCATTCGGACGTTGTCACCGAACAGGCCGGTGATGAAGTCCGTTTGCTCGGCGCCCTCGAGTTTGCCGATCTCACGCAGAAGGTCGGAGATGGCCCTCGCCGGGTCCGTCTTGAACGACTTCTGGAGTTGCTTGGGCGTCAGTCCAAGCAACTCCTGTACCGGCTTGCTGCCCTTCTCGAATGCGCCCTGGACCTTATCGAACAACCTCGACAGGCTTGTACCGGCTTGCTCCACCGGGATGCCGAGGTTGGCCGCCGCCGAAGCGAACGCGAGCACTTGGTCTTTGGCGAGGCCCGCATTGGTGGCGGTGAGGCCGGATCGCTTGGCGATCTCGAGGATCTGCGACTCGGTCGACGCGCCCTTGTTGCCGAGGTCCACCAAGGCGGCAGCGAAGTTGTCGTATTCGTCGCCGGTCAGGCGGATGACGTTTCCCAGTTGCCCGAGCGATGTGGCGGCATCTTCCGCCGACACGTCCGTCGTGGCCGCCAGGATGGCGACTTGCTTCGTGAACGCCTCGATGTCCTTGGCGGGGATACCCAGGGCGCCCGCGGCTTCGGCGATACCGGCGAGCTCCTGCGCCGTGTTCGGCATCTCCAGCGACAGGTCGCGGAGCGAACGGGCGAGGTCGTCGAAGGTCAGGCCAGCCGCACTGAGGTCCGCCTCGTCGACGGTCTTGACGACCCCGGCGAAGGCATCTTCCCAGTCGATGGCAGCTTTCGCCGCCGCGCCAAGGCCGACCACGACACCCGCCGCGATCCTGGTCCCCGCCTTGGCGAGGCCGGTGCCGATCTGGCCGACGCCCTTACCGGCACGGCCCAGCGTCCCACTGAGCCCCTTGACCTGACCCTGGAGCTTACGGAGGCCGGCGGCAGCGTTGCCCTCGAGGTCGATCCTGACCGCCAGTTGTGCTGTCTCTGCGAATGCCATTGCGGCAGACTCCTAGCGGCGACGGGATAGGGCGTTGGCGGTCGAGCGAGCCTGTGCGTCCTCGATGTGGCGCTGCTCGCGGATGCGCGTGCCGATACGTTCCTCCACCAGCAGCTGCCGGGCGAGGGCGTAGTCGGTCCACGTCATAGGTTCGGAGGAGATAGCGGACCAGCCGTAGGCCGAGGCTACCGCGATGCGGGCGACTTGCGGGTCCGCCGCGGGGTGGCTGATGTCGTACCCGTTGTCGGCCCAGTCCGCGATCGCCCGCGCTGTTGCCTCTCCAGTAAAGGGCTGAGCACCGTATCCCCGTACAGGTCGACGGCCTTGTCGGCGGCGGGACGGGCGAGGGCGTAGTCGGCCAGGAGGGCGTCGAGGTCGAACGGGACCGGCTCACCGGCCTCGTCCACGAGGTTCCAGCCCTTGGCCTCGTAGCGGAGGAATGTCTTGACCCACGAACGGATGAGCAGGTCGGAGTCGCCCGCCGCCTTGACGAGGTCCTGTTCGGCGGCGATACCGCCGTCAAGGCTGATGGTGGGCGATAGATAGACGACGTCGCCGTCGTCGGCGTGGGGGGTGCCAGGGCACGCGCAGTCGCGCACCCTGGCGGGGACAAGCATGGTCATGCGAGCACCTTCCGGTTACAGGCTGGACAGCGTGTTGACGACGTCAGCCTTGAGGACGTATCCGAGGTCGGAGTCGTACCGCCCTCGGTAGGTCAACGTGATCGTCGTGTTCCCACCGATCTCGCCGTCGCTGGCCGAGACGAGGTAGGCCGACACCTTGATGGAGTTGCTGAACGGGGTGACCCCGGTGATGATCTCCGGGCTGGTCGTGCGGAGTTCGATGTACCGCTCGGGCACCGGGCTATCGTCGAGGGTCGCCCGCTCGGCGACCGTCTCGGTGGTCTTGGCGCAGACGAGTTCGACCTCGATCTCGCGCGGACCGCGGCCATACCCGGCCAGCTCGAAGCGGGTGTTGCTGCCATTGGCGTACCGCTTCTGGTCGAGGTTGTTGTTGACGCGGAACGTGGCCCCGTGGATGGCGTCCGTCCACTTGGTCGAGCCCATCGAGGAATAGACCGAGTCGACGTAGACCTCGGTGTCGGCGCCGTACAGCCACTGGGGCGTATCGTCGACGTTGAGGCCGCCGGTCGGTCCGGTCCCGATCTGCGCTCGCGCATAGACGAGTCCGGCGTTGACGGAGAAGGCCGAGAGGTCGTCCCCGAACGACAGTTCGAGGGTGTCGATGACGCCGCCACCGGCGATGTAGTAGTCGCTGGAGACGTCGTCGCCCCACTCGTCGGTGAAGTAGTCGAAGTCGTCCGCCGTCAGGCTGGCGACCTGGTACGACCACGCCTTGGCCGTGGCGCCGGTCGGCGTAACGCCGCCCTTGAGGGCGCCGCTGTACAGGTAGGGCAGGTCGTCGAAGGCGCCGAAGCCCTCCCACGTCCCGGTTACGGCCTTGGCGCCCTCGAACGGAGCGAGGACGGGGTCGAGCGAGCCGACGTCGACGTCGGGATCGGTACGGGCGGGGTCCACGACGAGGGCGCCCCGATAGGGCAACCGCCGCGTGGCCGCCGTGTTGCTGGCGAACGCGCTTTGCAGCCCGACTTGATGCCGCCGGAACCGCGTGAAGCCCTGGATCGGGCTCATAGGTGGACCTCCTGCCCTTTCCGGGGCAACGCGAAGAACCCGCCGACTTGGCGGGCCTCTGGCCTAATGGACTTGCGAGCTTAGGAACGACCCTCCATCGCGGAGACGTTCCCGAAGTTGAAGCGCACCTGCGGGTAGACCCGCGACGACCCGTCTGCCGACTGGATCTCCTCGGACTCGTCCGTGAGGGTCATCTGGTCCCACACGGTGTTTGGTGACAGGTGCGCGTAAGCGGTGAAGTGGACAACGAGGGCGTCAACCAGCGTGTCCCAGTCGCCCGCCTGTTGCGTGTTCTCCAGCGGGCGCCCGACGACGACGAACGACGGGGCGAGTTCGCGGATGCGCGTCCCCGCCGTGTGTCGGATCCGCTCGTCGCGGAGCTCGACGTAGCCGAATGGGATGTCGCCGCTGTACCGGGTCGGGCGAATGGCATGGACGGCGTACAGCAGCGTCGGGTTGGCGGTTTGGAATGCCTGCGCGGCGGTGACGATACCGGCCCGCGTGTCGGTCCTGAATGTCGTCGCCATCTAGGCCGCTCCGTTCCACTTGTCGACCATGTATTGCAGCACGCCGCGCGCGCTCTGCACCGCCGCCTTGGCACCGGGCAACAGGTACGGCTGCGGCTTGTTGCCGGGGTGGTTGACGGACCACGCGAACGCCACCGGGGACGACCCGGCGCGCACCTTCCCCGAGAGTCGCCGGCTCCCGCCGATCGGCATGGGCCGCCTAGAGCGCCCGTTCTTTGGGATGCGATGCGGCCTGGCGCCGAGTTCGACCGGCGCGGCATAGGTCGCCCGCGCCTCGACGATGGCGTGCGAGTCCGAGTGCGATCCGGGCACGATGGACCGCCGCAGGTTGCCGGTCTTGACCGGCACGCGGTCCTTGGCCTCGCGCGTGGCCTCGAGCTGGACCCAGCGCATGAGCGGGCGCGTCTCGCCGAGTGCCTGCAATCGCTTGATGAGGTCCGCGGCGCCTTCGAGGCGGACGGCCATCAGACCGCGCTCACGGCGGTACGGATCCGCCAGTTGCGGACCATGTCAACGTACGACTGGGGATAGGTGCCGATGGGCACCTGGTCGCCCTGCGGCGTCTGGACGAAGCCGGACGCCCCGCTGCGCTCGGCCCAGTAGAGGTAGGCGGCGAGTTCGAGGACCGCTTGGTGGACGTCGAGCGGCAGACTCGGGTGGCCCTCGACCCCTGTGATGACGAGGTCGTTCGGGCTGCCATAGGCCAGATATCGCGGGCTGTCCAGGTTGCCGTCGTACCAGTTGGGACTGACCTTGTACCAGTCGGGCGTGCTCGTGTCGAAGTAGCGGAGCTGGATCGTCGCCGTTACGTCGCCGTTGCGGCGGTCGGGCAGGAACCAGACCGACGTATCCTCGGTCTGCGTGACGCCGCCGAGGGTCACGACGCGCGAGCTATCGCTGTACGGGCGGTCATGGATGACCAGCGCCGCCTGGCCGTCCGTGGAGTAGCGGCGGGTGACATTCGAGGACACGGCGAACACGCGCCCCGTATCCTGCTCGGCCATGACCGAGGCGTTGGACGCGGCGGACGCGATCCGCACGTCGTCCTGCGTCCCGGTAACACCGAGGTACGCTTTCAGTTCATCGAGCGTGATGAGGGTGGGCGGCATTGGTGCTCCCGGTCAACGATTGTGGATAAACCCTATTGACATTGTCTACGCTAGGGTAGATACTACGTACATCAAGAACACCACAGCGAACGGAGCGAACGAGATGCGCAGCTACGACAGCCGACGAACCGAGATCCGCCGAGCC